GCTTTTTGCAGTTGAAAGAGATAAAGGATTGGAATCAATTATTGGTAACATTTATCAAAGTTTTGCACGGACAGGATATCTACAAAAGTATAGAAGAAAAAGGAGCAAATTTCTTATATTTAATAGTAAAAAATCATGTATTTGCCGATGGAAACAAAAGGATTGCAGCAACCTTATTTATATATTTTTTGAATTTTTATGGAATATTATATAAAAACGGAAAACAAGTAATTGATAATAATACATTAACGGCTCTTACTTTATTAATTGCTGAATCGAATCCAAAGGAAAAAGAAGTAATTATAGATTTAGTGATGAATTTTTTGAATAATTAATAAAATTCTTTAAAAGAATATATAACTTTTTAGATGAATTAAAAATAAAAGACTATAAAAATGTTCTAGTAGTAGCTCACAGTGGAGTATCAAAAGCATTTGATGGTTATTTTGAAGGTATAAAAAAGGTTTGTTCTTAGATAGAGGATTAAAAAATTGTGAAATAAAAAAATATGAATTCTAAAAAATCAGTAGAGTAGGGGGGATAGTCATATTTTTTATGTTACAGATTTATATTTAATATAAATATTTTATATATAAAAAATAAAAAAAGATATAGAAAAATTTTGTGCAAAGTTTTTACAAAATAAAATTTGCTTTAGATTTATAATTAAAAATAAAATTTAAAAAATATTATATTTGAAATTTTAAAATTTAAAAAATTATAAATTAAAGATTTTAAATTTATAGAATTTTTTAAAACGAACATTTGTTAATTGCAAATTTTAATGTTTGGTTTTTAATTTATATGTGTTTTAATTATTATAATTTAAACTTACTAAAATCAATTTTAAGACAATTACAATATTGCAATATAATTTTATTCATCTAAACATTATATTTGGATTTATTTAAGTTGTTTATGAAAATTTTAGTTATATATATGCAAGTTCTATAATTATCTGCAGATGCTAAAGTAATTTCTAAAAAGCCTAAAATAACGGCTTACGAAAATCGATTTTAAGCCATTTTTATATTTAAGCCATATAACTTGTTGTTTAGTATTTTAGCAAAATATTGATAATTCTAGGTTTGAGAGTTTTTAGATAAAAAATGACTAATTTTTATATGCTTATATAGGTATATAAAAAAATGCAAAAATACCTCAAAAAAGCGACGCACGAGAATCGATTTTAAGCCGTTTTTATTTTTAAGGCTTATAGTTTGTTGTTGGTAAAATACGGCAAATATAGAGAAATAGGCATTTTGAAGATTTTTGGAAAATTTATATAAAATATAATATGAAATAAAAATTATTAAGTAATAAAATTAAATTTTAAATAGAAAAATTATTTAACTGATTTAAAATTGATTTTAGAAATAAATATCTGGGACTAGACTAACATTATTACAAGTAATAAATTATAAAGTAATAATGTTAGTCAAACGATAGCTAATAAATAGCTAGTAAAGCCGTTAAGGCTAGTAGTTACAAGAACTTGTAGGTAGGACTCTAAAAGGGGTTCTATTATTTTACTCCTATCTCTTATTGCGCAAAACTTTGATTTTGCGCAATGTTATATACTATTAAATATAAGGATTTCTATATTCCCCTATCTCCTAATATACATCTTTACAATATTTGATACAATAAAAATATAACGTAAAAAGTAAAATATTATTAACTTGGTTAAAGTGTAACACATGGTAAATACATGTGTCAATACTTTTTTATAAAATTTTATAAATTTTTTTATCTTGATCTAAAATTGGATTATTGGTTTTAGACTTTTTAAATTGTTCAAGGATTTGATGATAAGTATCTGTTACTAACGAAATTCTTAAATTTTCTTCTGTAGATTTTGATTTATTTGTTCTTGGATAAATAAATTCATATGTATAGCAATAAAATTCTAAACTTTTTAAAATTAAATCAACTTGGCAATCCAATAACTCAATTTTATTATTACGTATAGAATCAATATCAAAATCCAAATTCATGACCCTACTCCCCTCTTTTAAAATTATTTAATGGATGACTTTCTACTGCTTCTTTTATTTTATTATTATTCAAATGGGTATATATTTGCGTACTAGATAAGCTAGAATGTCCTAGAAACTCTTTTAATAATAAAACATCTTCTTTTACGTATGTATACATTATTGTTGCTGCAGTATGTCTTAATGTGTGTGTAGTATAATATGTATCTAAATGCATTAATTTATATGCTTTTTTACATATATCCTCAACAGCATCAATACCAATTCTGTTTCCATACTTATTAGTAAAAAGTGCTTTATTGTCTTTTATTTTTCTTATATCTCTTGTATTTAAGTATTCTAATATTTTTTCTTTACAATAATTGCTAAAATAAACTATTCTTTCTTTGCTATTTTTACCGAAATATAATAATACTATTAGTATTAAAATTAATATCCCCTATGTTTATATTAATTAATTCTGACAATCTTATTCCTGAAGATAGGAACAAGGTAATGATTGCATTGTTTCTCTTTGGAAATCTTGTATTTGATAAATTGAATATATTTTGAATTTCTTTTGCTTGATTTAAAGTTAGATAATGAGGTAATCTATCTATTTTTCTTATGGAAGTTAAACCATATGTTGGATTTTTTCTGTTATGTACAGTTTTTGGATATATCGAAAATATCCATTTGTAAAAACTTTTTAAGGCTGTTATTTTTCTTTGCCTGGTATAAGGACTATTATCTTTATTGTAGTTTAAGTATACCAGAAAAGCAATAATATCTGATTCTTGTATTTGCAGTAGAATAAATATAGTAAAATCTTTAATTGAAACTGGTATGCTTTTATATTCTTTTATAAAATTAAAAAATTGCATTAAATCAGATGAAAAAGCTACTATAGTATTTTTGGAGCAACCTTTTATTGCGATTAAATAACTTAAGTATTTCTCTAAAATCTTTGGTATGATTGACTTTTCTTGAGCCATAATGATTCCTCCTTCAATTATATTTGTTTTAATAGTTACGCATTATAGCACATTTACTCTGTAAATGCAACATAAAATCAAAAAAATATAGAGACACATCTTCCCTATACCTTTTTAATTATTATCTGATTATTATTTGTATCATAAAAAATATTTACAAACTCCTCTTTTGTTTTATCTTCTGAAATTCCTATTTTTTTAATAAATTCAGTTGGAATATGTATTGTCATTTGCTTATATTTTTTTCTCTTATATACCTTAATTTTTCTCTTATTTTTAATAATTTTATACTGATCATCTTCTTTTATAAGATTTGAAATATATGTTCTTGAAAAACCAGTTTGTTTAGCAATTTTTACAATTGTATTACCCTTAGCAAACATATCAATACAATATTTTCTTAATTCTTCTTTCTCCATAGCTTCTCCTGCTTATATTATTATAATATATTCATAATAACATATTATAAATATCATGTAAATAAAAAGTAGTGAATTTTATCAATTAGAAACCACTTTTTATAAAAATATTGAACATCTATACTATATTTAAGATATATTAAGACTGGTTGCATACCAAAAAATAAATACAAAACGCATTATATACGTATTGCATTTTGCAATATATAATAATCATAAAGGGGGATGTTACATATGTCAAAATTCAAATTACCAGTAATACCATCATCAACTCAAAAGGCTATTAGATTTCCTAACAGTACAATAGAAAGAGTCGAAAAAGCAATAACAGGTACAAAATATAGTTTTAGTGCATTTGTTATTGCTGCTACAAACCATGCATTGGACGATCTAGAAGAATGTGAAAAAGATTCTAATGGTGAATTAATAAAAAAGTAAGGATGATGTAATATAATGAAAAAAATAATTGCTAAAAATTTTTATAAAATATTAGTATTTTTAATAATAATAAATATAATCTCTATTTTCTTAAAAGTTGAAAAAAGTCTAAAAATATTAGAGGTGTTAATATCAGCATTGCTATTTGTTGTTTCTTACATAATACATGAAGAGTGTATGAATGAAATTGGTGCTAAAGTTTTAGAAGTGGAAAATATAATGAGAGATGAGTTTGATAAAAACTTATCAGAAAAGGAAATTCAAGAAATTTATAATAACGAATATAATAAATATTTTAATAAAATGAAAAATTAAAATAAATAATAATACTTTTAATTTTATTTTTGGATATATTAAAAGAACTAGTTTGTAGCTAGTTCTTTTTACATTTTGTCATTTATTTTTTGTTCAATTGCATTTTCAATTTTAGAATCTAAGTAGTTTAGAATATTTTCTTTATTATTATGTATTCCTTTTATTGTTAAAACAATTACTAATGCGATTAATACAATAAGCGTAGCTTTCCACAAAAAATAATTGTTCTGTAGTTTTGTTTCTCTTTTGTTGTTGTTTTCGTAAAAATTGTGCAAACCTATTAAAGTAGTCAATAATATAAGTATAGTAAATGTCATAAATATCATTATTTGTACTATTCCTTTTATTTCTGTAACTACTCCTACTACACCAGATACAATACTAAACGCGGTTAAAAATCCTAATAAATTATATACTAAATTATTATTTCTTTCCTCTGCATTGTTTTGTTTTTCTATCAAATCTTTGCTTTTAGATTCCAATTCTTGCATTTTCTCCGTTAGTTTATATGTTTCTAATTTTAAATCTAACTTATGACAAACATATATAAGATTAACAAATGTTTCATCTCTATTTCCGCTATAATGTTTATCCTTTATACAGTTATCTATCAAATCTTGTGTTGCAAAAACTAAATCTTCTATTTTCTTTTGGTTTTGTTTTGTAATTTCTAAATCTTGACTTTTATACATTTCATCATATTGCGTTTTTATAGAACTTCTTAATTTATTAATTCTTTCTTTTTTGTTTTGCTTTTTTGGAGCTTCATGATTTTCTTGTGGGACTGCTAACTCAAACTTATTCATGTTTTTCGAATGTTTTCCTAAACCATGTTTTAGATTTTTCTTTATCTATATATGTATCATCACCATATCCAACTTTTTTTCCATTTCTTTCCCACACTTCTGTCCACGGAGAATCTTGCATATGCGTAAACTCTACTAATCTCATTGCTGGTACATCTTTAAAAACATTATAAATAATATCTAACAAGCTCTTACTGTCAGCATCAATACTATCTCCTTCTGCTTTTTCTTCTTCAGTTAACTCTATACAATCGTTTCCAAATCTTTTGAATTTTTTATATAACGGAATTGCTACGGGACCAAATGCCCATGCACAAAAATTGCAATCATATACTTTTCTTTTGTCATATACATTCATGTAATAAGCTTCAAAGAAATACATTAGTTTTTGTACTTGTAAGTTAGTTATATTTTTGCCATCATCTAAAAATTTTGATATTAAATAATATGAATCTTTTACAATATCATGTTTTCTTTCTTCCATAACAATCCCCCCTCCACTTTTTCTTTATTATATTACAATAAATTGAGAATTGCAACTCCCTTTTTTAAATAACGAATTATTATTTTTTTGCTAAAAATAGTTTCAAAAAGTCGCCTCTCAAAATCTATTTTAAGCTGTTTTTATTTTAAATCAATATAGTTTTATGCCTCAATTTTGAGTGTAAAACGAAAAAAAGAGGTAAGTTGAAAATAATCAACCCACCTCTTCTTTTATTTATAATTATTAATACTAATATAAGCTATTCTGCCAGTCTGATTCACTTTTACTTTATCTGTATATGAATTTATATTTTGTAAAATTGTTACTGTAGTATTTACTTTATATTGATATTTTTTACCACTAAAATTTGATTTTGAGTATAATGTACATTTTTTTGTTTTTCTGGTTGTACTTTTGTTTTTTGAAATTGTTATATTTGCATAATTGCTATTGTTAATATATAAGACTCTCCCTGTTGCATTAACTCTAATTTTATCTACAGTTGTACTTATGTTTTGTAGTATTGTTATAGTTGTATTTGCTTTATAATTGTATTTATAGCCAGTTAAATTCGAATTACTGTATAAGATACTAGATCTAATTAACTTCTTTGTTGAACCGACTGTTTGATTAATTGCTGATTGATTAATATCTTTACTTGTGTATGCTAAAGATATCCAACCTCTATCTGTTTTTCCAAATCCATTTGATTCTGCTAATATAGTTACTATCGAACCTTTTGCATATCCTCCAACTCTAGCATAAGAGATATTTGCTCCGGCTCTTATGTTTAATCCACTATTTGCTGTTATTTTGGCTTGATAATTTACTGCATTTACATCTGATGCTACATTATCTGTTATAACTGCTGTAGTAGTATTTTCTTTTGTATCAGTTTTATCATTTTTGAAACAGAAGAATTTTTTATAATTAGCATATGTTCTAAAATCTTCTATTGACACATATACAGTATTACCTTTTACTGTTGCTTTTCCTCTACGAGTATTAACATCAAATTTTCCATTATAAAGATATGGATCATATATTTTTACATAATCTCCTTCTATCCCTATTAAAACAATAAAATGTCCTCCGTATGTAAATAATCCTTGATTGCAACTTGTTATTATATAATGATTGTCTTTTAATTTTGATATTGCATCATCTAATTTATAACATTCACTATAATCAATGTCAAATACATCAGCAGTCCACTTAAAAGCAGACCAATATGTTCCTTGACTTGCTGAACGATAACCATATTGTGTATATAAGTTCGCCATCTGGTCTGGAGTTATATTTCCTTTAATAGAACTTACCACCATCGCAGAACTTGTTGGACCGCATCCTGACGTTCCTATTGTTTGTGAACTATCACTAACGCTAGAATACATATTATAACGCCATCTGCTATCAAGTTGTGAATAGTATGTTAATCCAGCATAATCTCCAAGCTGAATGTTTGGCGTTTTTTCTGCTCCTTCATAAGCAACTTGTCCTTGTTCCTCGAATCCTTCTGCTTCTGTTTCTTGAACTTCTAGTGACTGCTCATCATTCTCTGTTAATTTAGGTATTTCTGTGCTAGATTTATTTTCTATATAATTTATCACTTCATTCACAGCACTATTTATGATTTCATCTTCTGATTTATCTTTGTTAGCATTATAAAATCCAAAACCACCCAGCATGCCTATTAATATAGAAACAATTATTAATAGTATATTCTTATTTCGTTTTTCTTTCATATCTATCCTCCTTCTATTTTAATCCCAATTTAAAAAGAGCAAATGCTAGTATTGCATAGAATAAATAATCAATTAATTTATCCCATTTCATACCGTTTTTGCTCTTTGCTTTTTTGAATGTCTTCTTTAATTTCCGAAACATTATTTTCTACATTTTCCATTCTATAATCCATTTTTTCCATTATAGAATATGTTTTTTCAAGATTGTCTATTCTAGCAGTATGCTCATCTAAACGCTTGGTATTTGATTTTTCTCTTTCTTCTAAGTGAGATATTTTTTCTATGATGTTTACATCTTGCATTATTCTTCTCCTTCTGCTACTTCTGTAGCTTCTATATTTTCAACTGGTTCTGTGTATGTATCTTCTACTAACAATGTTAATTCGCTGTATTCTTCATCACTTATTTTACTCATTGCATAAAATACATTTAATTTGTTCTCTATGTCTGTTTTTTCTTTGTAGTATTTTTTAGCTATTAATTTCTTTAATAATTCTACTATCATTTATTCCACCTCCATTTCTACATCTTTTTGTAAGTTATCTAATAATAATGCACTTGTTTCTGTTGTACTTATTAGTTGTTTAATTTCATCAATTTGATTTTGAAGCTTATCGTGTTCTGTTTCTAAATCTTTCTTATATGTTACATCTATACTTGCTAATTCATCACTTACATCTATATTGGTTATGTTTTTGTATGTGTATAACTTTTGTTCTCGTACTGCTTTTTGTTCTGATGTTAATTCTAAGTCAATTGCTTCTGCTAGTTTATAATAAATTATTATCGGTGTCCCTGCATCGTATAATTCTTTCAATTTTTCATTTGCTTTGTCTAGAGTATCAATACTACTTTCTAATCCAAATCCTATTGAGAAACTCTTTCCTGTTGTAACTGCTACTCCTACCAAGTCTTGACCATACAGTTGATTTGCTGTATATGACTTAAAACAATTACTGCAAATCTCTATTTTTACCCCATTTGAAGTTGGTGCTAATAAATTTGAAATGTATGAAGTATAATATAAATTATTTGCACTAGTCCCTGTTTTTTGGTTCAATCTATTTGTTACTCCATCAAATATAAACTTCTGCCATTCATGATGTTCTACGTCTTTTATATAATCCCCTTCTAGCATTTCTTGTTGTATTGGCATTATTGCTGTTTGAGATTGATTTTGTGCATAAGTAGCTGGTGTAGAACCAGTTTCAACTTGAATTTTAGTATTGGTTGGAACCTTGTCATTTAAAAACCAAAATCTAAAATAACTTACATTGCTAACATTTACAACAGTATTTATATTAATAATTTGTGTTGATGATAAAAAATTATAATTTTTATCATAAAGGCAATATTTTCCAAGAGCCCCAGTTGTTGTAATATTATAAATATTTATTGATATATCTGTACTATTTTCCACATTGATATAATCTATTGCTCTCCATCTATCCGCATTATTGTTTAAACTTCCATCATTATTTATTCCGCCTATTTCGTTTTTTCCATTATATAAATTCTTATTTATTACATCTATTTCTACACTACCTTGATTGTAAAGACTGTATGGTGTTGCTATTGAGCCTTTTTCTATCTTGATATTTGTGAACTCATAAGATGTTAAGTCAGAAGTTTTGTTCGAGTATCCAAACCTAAAATAAAAATAATGTGTATGAGCATCAGTTGTAAATGTGACATTGTTAAAAAATTGTGTAAAACCCTTTATTGCTTTATAATTTTCGTCTAAATAAGATATATAACATTTTGGAGCTGAATTGATTTGTATCGTATAAGTTGTATTAGGCTTAACAGAAACGCAACCATCTCTCCAGTTTTTATTTAATGTTTCCCCCTCATTTAATACTGTACCAATATATGCATCAGCTCTAGCTTCAAAATTTAATTTTATTCCATTGTTTAATAGTTGTTTTGTTGCATTTACTACGGGGGCTGTATTGTAATAGCTTATTAAGTCAAAATCATTCACATTACTTCCTACTGTTTCAATTTCGCTTGGATAATCCAAACTTGGTGAGTCAGGTACAAACATATCTATATCATCTGCCGATACACTAGATGTTATTTTTAGCCCTATTTTCTTTATTACTGTATTTCCTATTACTTTGTCTGTATCATTGCCATTATAATAAATTTTTGCGTATTTCACTTTAACTGCTGTTTCTTCTGTAAAAGCACTTGGAAAATCAAATGCTTGATATTGGATTTTTACTTTGTTTACATCATAAAATTCCACAGCTAAATATCTTGAGTCTTGCACAATTTTGTTGTTTTCATCAAATAATTTAAAATAATATCCATTTCCTGCTTTTAAATTCACAATTGGCAAATATAATGATGTTGCTTCTAAAATAGTTTTTCCTCTTGCTTCTCTGTCATCAATATAATTTTCTGATTGAGTAGTTATTTCCTGAGCATGCCCACCATTAATTTTCCAATCAAAATCCAAATTAGAACTATCTTCTATATGTACACTGTTTCCACTTGCATTTGCACTTGGTATTTGCTCTTTAATTAACTTATTTTCAGCCTTTAGAGCTTCATTCTCAGCTTGAACTTGCTCAACTTTGTTGATTAACTCTTTTGCATTTTGATTGTATTCAGCTAACTTATCAGAAGCGTTTTCATCAAACTCATTTTGTTTATCTGCAGCATTAGTATTAAAAGTTTCTTCCTTATTGGATGCATTATTATTATAAGCATCCGTTTTAGCTTTATCATTTGCATTGTATGTGCTAATTTTAGCTTCATCATTCTTGTTATAAGCTTCTAATTTAGCTGCAGCATTATCATCAAATGTTTTTGTCTTTGTATCATAATTGTCGTCAAACTCTTTCATTTTAGTAGTATGATTCTTATTGTATTCTGCCAATGCTTTATCTGAATTTGTATTAAAACCATTAAACTTAGTTCCAGCATTATTATTAAATGCTTCTAACTTTTCAGTAAAATTAGTATCAAATATTTCCATTTGTTTTTTGGCATTATTATTATAATTTTGTATTCCTAAATCATTATTATCGTTAAATTCTTTTGTTTTTTCATCATAATTACTATCAAATTTTGAAGTTTTGTTTTCAAAATTAGTATCAAAATTATTACTTTTTTCAATTGCATTAGAATTATATTTTTCAATTTCAGCTAAAGCATTATCGTTATATTCCTTTGTTTTATTTTCGGCATTTAAGTCAAAAGAAGTAGTTGTTTCTTTAGCATTTGTATTAAAAATATTGGTTTTCTCTATCGCATTTTTATTATATTCACCAGTCAAATCACCTTCAATACCTTTTCTAATCTCCGATATATCTTCTTGTGTAAAATAGTCAACTCCTTTTATTGGAGAATAACCAGCCTCACCTGTAAGGCCTCTATCTCCAGTTTTACCTGTATCTCCTTTTGGACCTGCTTGAGCAATCAGAGTTCCGAATATTGTACCTTTGCTAGTTATATTTTCCATTATTCTCCATCTCCTTTCGCAGGATATTCTATAAATTCTCTAGCGCCATCTTCGTTATAACAAACAATAGTTAAATTATCGTTTAATGTAATATCATACCAGAATATAGTTTCTTTATTTACAGGTGTACCAAAAGTTGTATCTTGTTCTGTTAAACAGATATCAACACTATCAGATTCATCTTTTACTATTATTTCTTTTTTTAATAATGGTTCTTTATTATATCCATTCTTTTCATAAATGTTAAATGCTACTTTATCTCCAATTTTGAATTTATAACATACCATTGTTAAAGTATCGATATCTGTAGAAGACTCACTATAATTTGAATCGTATAATATTTGGTTCTTGTTATCATACCAATATGGTGTTTTAGAATCATCTTCATATTTTATATAATCATTTATATCAGTTATTGGTAATTTTAATGTAATTGTTCCAGCATCACCTCGTGAACAATATATTGTTCCATCTTTTATCTTAAACATAGTCAAAAATCTCCTTTCTAATCGTAAGACATATAGCCGTCAACTCTTACCATAGCATTTACAAATGCAGTTCTTTCACAAATAAAATTAGGATTAACATATCCTGTTTTTTCTTCTGAAACTCGAATATATAATTCGTTCAAACCATTTGATACTTTATCTTTTATGTCGATAGAAGTTTCTTCTTCTGTATCATGCTTAAGTTCAGTAGGCTCGGTAGGAGTCCAACCATCTTGACCGAATGCACCAGCAATCTCTTCGTATGATGTACTATCAGTTTCATAATATTCTGAAAAGTATCCTGCCTGATATTTCTTGCTATTTATATTAGTAGCTCTATATAATTTTAAGTTTCTGCAATAGCCCCATGTGCATCCTGGAGTTCCTATAATCCATTCCCAAAAAGTTGGCGCATGATGTAGAATTACTTTAGCAGAAACAATATTAAATTTTTCAGGTAAATTAAATATTATTTTAATTCCTTTTATTTTTACTTCAGTAGAAGGTCCTGTGTCAACTGCTTCATATCCACAAGTATCAAAACCATTTGGATTTTCGAATAAATATGTATTCATTAACCCATATTCGCCAACAACTTTAGCACCATTTTTTAACTGTATACCATCAGCATTCATTTGAACATTTCCATTTCCAACTGTAACATGATCAGTATCAATTTGTCCAGTTGTTATATTAGCCCCATTTATTACTGTTTTTCCTCCAGTTGCTAAATCTTCAACGCTAACATAATTTTCACTTATTTTAGTAACAGTTCCCTTTAATACAGTAATTGTATTATCTGTTTTGGTTGCAATAGTTGTAACATATTTACTACTTACTATAAAATCGTCTTTTTCATAATCTCCATCTTCTTTACCTATCTGACATATTTTCAAAGTGCCGTCTTCTAATATCCACCAATCGCCACTAGAATATGGAGGAATTGGTTGAGCAAAATAAACTTTTCTTTCATGGTCTGTTAGAGTATCAATTTCAACATTAGTTAATGCCATAGCTTGTATTAAATTAAGGTCTTCATTTCGTTCCCATCCATTTTCAAAATATTGATAAACATATCCTGAATCTTGATCATAATAGATATCGCCATAATGTTCAGATGCATCAGGCCATTTCGAATAAGGTTCATTTGTTTGGGTTGGAATGCCAGAGAAAAACCAGAGCGAAATTTCACTCTGGTTATCTAACACATCTTTTAAGTTAATTATTAAAGTATTTAGCATATTTGCCAATTCATTTTCTACTCTTATTATAGATTTTTCATTAATTTTAACATTTTCTGCCATTCCCAACAAAGCTGAAAAATTGTATTTTCTTTCTAAATCAGAAAATGTTCTTGGATTATTTGCCATTATGACCTCCTAAAAGAAAAAAACAAGTCCGTTATTCGGCTTAGCTTTTTAAATCATTATTCTTATTTTTTGTTTGTTTTAGCATATCTTTTACTGCTATATCATTGTTATTTTGTATATTATCGTCTTGTAATCCTTTGTTATTTTTTAGCATATAATATGCGATTGTTCCCCACAACATAGCAGGATATGGGCTAGCAACTTTGCTTTCTTCCATAACAAATATGTAAAAAATAGTTATTAGAAAATATACAATTATAGTATTTATTATTGCTATTTTTCTAGCTTGTTTTTCTGTATAAATTCTTCCTATGCAATATTTTAAAGTAAAAGGAACTAACTCATACAAAGAAATTGTTAAGAATAAATTGGTTATTAAATCTACAAACATATCCATATCTTCCATAAATAATACTCCTCTCATTCTGGATTACAGTATTATTATATTCGACAAAAAACGAGTTGTATGTATTACATTTTGTATAATATAATTAATCAAATAATTCTTTCCAAATCTTATATTTTTCATCTTGAGACAAATTAGTAGTATCTAAATAATTATGTATAGTGCCTTTATAATTCGTTATTCCATAACCTCCTGCCATTTTTTCTAATAATATTTTTTGAGTTTTGTTTAAGTCTAAATTATTAATATAATTTCTAATCTCTTTCTTTCTAAGATTAGAATCATGCTCTGTCTCAATCTTATATTTTTTCTTAATATCTGATATATCCTCTTTATACTTCAAATATGTATCATAATCAGTTATTTGAGTAATAATGCTATATTTTTCTGGATAATCTCTTGCATATTTATACTCTTCATAAGAAGAATATTTTCCATATTCTTTCATATCTATAGTCTTTTTAGAATTTTTAGTTAAATCATTAGCAGCTATATTTTTCTGACTATTAGTTAGGTCAAGACTATTTATATAATTTAAGGCTTCTTGTGTTTTAACAGATTTAGTTAAATCATCTTTTGTTAAATTTGTTTTTTTGTAATAGTTATCATACATTATGCCTTTCTTAGAATCATACCAATAAATATTGCCAGAATCATCATTATATTGTTTATAACCATTTTTATCTACAGTTTTTTGTGCCTTGCTTAATCCTGATTTATACTTTCTGTATTCAGAACTATTCATATTCAAATCAAGCATTTCAGCCATATCATCTTGATCTATTGCTTTATATCCACTATCAGTATAATCTTGTGCATATGGATTAGCATAAGCTCCAAATATTCCCGCTTGTACTTTTCTTAACAAGTTGTCATCTACAGTATATCTTAAATCTCCATTTTTAGTATAACTTCCAGGTACATCATTTAAATACATAGCTAAACCTTTTGCAGTTTTCTTCAATTGACTTCCGCCATATGGCAATACCAAAGAAGCACCAACTGTATCTAATAATTCTGAACCAATGCTCTTTGCACCTTCGCCAATTGTCTTTGAGCCATGAATCATATCAGAAGTATCGGATATAATATTTGCAACATTAGGAATTGCCCCAGATATAGATATTCTTCCTATATCAGCTACATCCAATCCTAAACTATCAGCAAGCAAGGTAGCTGGTAAGGAAATAAATGGTAAATTTCCAGCTATCTCGGTTAGTGTACCAATTATAGCATCATCATCGTTATCATCGTCATCATCAGTTAATCTATTTAATAATTCTTTTACTATATAAATTGGGTCAGGTAAAACTCTAGTGGAATTTCCTCTAATAGACCCTAATAATTCATTTGTTAAATAAGCTCCTACCATAATTTTAGTATATGCCATTGCAGTATTAGCTACTATTTCAGCTTTATTTCCGTTAGCTTTTTGTTGAATATTTCTAGGCAAATCTTTAAAATAATAACTCCATTGATTATTAACCTCGACCTGAAACATATTCATCATTTTTGCTATAGGATTTTTGTTACTAAATTGAGTTGGTAATGCTCCTCTGCCTCTATCAGCCATTAGGCTTGCTGTATATCTATCCGCTTCTTGTAATGCTTGTTCTGTATTCATACCTTCTTGTAAATTTTGATTATACTTAGCCCTAACAATTACTTCTGATGAGAAATTATCAGCAAAATCCAAAACTGCATTTATTGGTTTAGTAACTTTATCTAAAGTAGTTTCTATTAAAGTATCTGCACCTTTTCTTCTTGTTATAAATTGTGATTCAGAAGCAAAACTAGAATCTTTACCAAGAGAAGCTTTCATAGTCTGCCATACACCATTTATTAAATTAGATGTTCTTACCTCTCCCCATGCTTGTGAAATAACAGCAAAGTTAGTTAATGATACTCCAACATTTCCACCAATCGCATTTGCAGCAATTCTACTTTCTACATCTTGCATAGTTTTGTAAACTTGTCTGTTTAGCTCTTTTTCAGCACCTCTATCATTAATTGCTTTCTTTCCTGCCAACAAATTAGTATAATTATCCAACCATTCAATAAATTTGCTTAAATGAGATTTATCTTTTGCTACATTATATATTTCTTGAATAGCATCTGCTTTTTCAATATCTGACATACTAGATTCTTTTATTTCTTCAATTCTATTTTGAATTTCAACATCATTATAGTTTCCTTTAATTGCAGTAGATAACGCTCTTAAATTTTGAATATCACCAGTATGATATATCAAATCTGTAGCACCTCTTATGTATTTATCAAATCCTTTTAATGCATCATAATCTGTAACATTTGATGTTCTTTCTAAAATATTGCTAAACCATGTTCTGCCTGGTTTGAATTGATATGTTTGCCCTGCAATGTCAGTAGGCAATTCCTCTCTATTTGTTATATCTATTCCTAGTAATTTTGCAGCCTTTCCTAATAAAGTATCAGCTTTCTCTTCAGTAAAATGCGGAAAATAATCTTTTCTATGCTCTACTGGTGCATATCCATTATCAAGCATTGATTCATTAATCTGTTCAATTAATTCTTCATAAACATTTCTAAACTCATCTACTGCTTTTTCTATTTTTGTTACGTCTACGCCTGTTGAATATAAAGCATCTGGTGTAATCTTCTTTTCGCCAAGTAATTGAACTAAAGTACTCTCACTAACCTTTTGTGGTCCTACAGTAACTTCAACTCCATTTTGATTTTCTGTATAACTAATTGTATATTCCTTTTTGGTCCCTATGTCTAATTTTCTTATTCTTTCATTATATTCATTTATACTGTCAACAACTTTCTTCTCATTAACTTCAATATAAGAGCGAAAATATTTATTTACTATATTATCTGCAATATCTTTAGGTGCTACATCATATATATTTCTAATAGGCGTTTCTCTACTATATTTAAAACCTATGTTTTTATCTTTCCATAAATCCAAGTTTCCAATATCATTTTTCGCCTCTTCTATTCTGGCCTTTTTAATTTCAGTTTGATATTCTTTTATTGCTTTTTGAAGAGAATCATATTCCATCTTAGATTCAGCAACTTTTATAATTCCTTCTGTATTTAATCCTTTTGGGATTTCTTGTATAGATATTTCATTATTTAATAATCTATCTACTTGAACTCTATCTTCTTTTGTTAAAAGTTCTTTAGAACTTACTTTTTCGTAATTTCTTCTAGCATCAGGTAATTGCTTATATACATTTTTAATGCTTTCTTTATCAATATTCAGTTTTTGTTTTTCATTGCTTTCGTTGTTATATCTTTCTGCTAATTTAATATTATTTGTAAAAGTATCAATATCTTTATCAAATTCCATTTTAGCCCATGTTCGATAATCTTTACCTAAATATTTATCATTATATGCAGCTACATTAGTTTCAACCTTTGCTATATCTTTTGAAACATCAGCAATTCTTTGTAATTGGTCTGCAGGATTTATAATGTTTGTTGGAAATAATTCTGGATAAGAATCTGATAATTCTTGATAATATGATTCTACCGATATATTGCTTTTATCATTTGTCATTATTATAGATCCTATATGATTTTTTCTAAAATCATTATAGTCAGTTATGTTATTTCTTATAGCATCTGATACATATAATTTAGTGTTTAATATGTTTTCTTTTACCTCTTTATATGTATCATAATACTGAGTATCTATTTTTATTAAGTTATCATACAAATCATTAAAATATGATGTTCTTTTTTCATTTGTTAAAGTTTCATTACGTTGAATGTCTTCTCTTATTGAATTAACAACTGAATTTAAAGTTTTAGTATTAGCAATTTTACTTGTTCCAAAGTCATTTACTATTTTATTTATAAATTGTGTCTTGCTTCTACTTAAATATTTCTCTGCTTTATCTTTCATTCTTTGTTGCTTTTCTTCTGGTGTTTGATTTAGCATATCCTCAACAGTAATTGTAGTATTTTGATTAGATTGTTTTGTATTTCCTACTTCATCTTCTAAAGTTACTTTATTTTGTTTAAGCATATCTTTAACTGCAATATCATCACCACTTATGGTTGAATCTGTTAATGAATACCTTTGATTAATATTAGCATATTGTCCTTCGTCTCCATTAATCCATGCAACAGAATCTAGTGGAATTGTTTTTGAATATACTCTATTTCCTCTTCCGCCAGCATATTCTTCTGCTTGTATTCTTGAAGTAGAAACAAAGGTTCCTTGTTTTATTGGATATGAACTATATACAGTTACTTTTCCGTCTTTTAATGCTTTTTCAGCGTCTTCTTTTGAAAAATCTCCCCAAGCAAAGCTTTCACCATCATCATTTATTACCTCGTCAAATGTTTTTATGTCTTCAATATTTCTTATTCCTACGTGATAATCATCTAGCATAGGATTAGTACTTTTTATGATTTCTAATTGTTTTCCTTTATGAGATGTATCTTGAATATCTACAGTATCGTGTTGTTTTAAATTTATAGTTTTACTATCTTCAGTCGCATTATCGTATATATAATTTGCAATATCATTTCCTAATTGTTTTAATGCATTATCTTTTGATGTTACAGTAAATTGATTTATCAATTCATTATTATCTGATATTTCTATATTTATTGTTCCATCTACTCGTTTATTGAATTTTACAGTATTGGCCTCTTGCAAATCTTCATATCTTTTTGCGTTTTTATCAAAAGAAAAAGAACCTGAATTATTTTCAGATTCTTCTAATATTCCATCGTTCCATACTTTGATATTATTTTTTTCTTTATTTTTATATGTTGCTTTTCTAATTTTTTCACTTTGGATTTGTAATTGCGGGTTAGCTTCTTGTATTTTCTCTCCATTTTTTCTTCCATTTTTCCTATTTTCATTTCCCCTATTTCCCAAGGTTCCATCGGATCGTCTATTTCTGTTGGTTCTCTCAAAACCCAAACTGCTATTTTCATGATTATTTTGTTCCAAATTTTCTCGATGAATTTCATTTACATTCTCTCCTATTTTTTTATTTTCTAATCTGTTCCATATTTTTCTGTTATAATCTTTCCCATTTTGAAATATATTTTTGCTACTTTCTTCATTGTTTTGTTCCAAATCCTTTTGATAAATTTCATAACTATCTCCACTTTTTTTATATTTATTATTATAGTAATTATACACACTATCTTTTATTTTATCAAGTAGTTTCCTATTTTTTAAATAATTGTTTAAATTAGAATGTTGAGGATTGTTTTTGGAAGATTCTGGTTTAACACTATTCCTGTCTAGTTTTCCATTTTTTTCTAATATGTACCTTTTTTTAGTATTGTCTGCTTCTATTTCTCCTAAACTTTCATAGTATGCTAATTTAAAACGACTTCCTTTTCCTTCTTCAAATCCCTCTATCGATTGAATAGCATGTTGAATTTCATGTATCATAGTCCCTTCTATAGCTACTTTTGAGTTTTTAGCATTTAATTTATTAGTATTTATTCTTATCAAATTTTCTGTTTTTCTAAAAGCTCCACTTGTATCCATTTTTTCAAATTTAACATTATAATCCGCTAACTCTGGATATGCTGTAAATAATATATCATGTTCCAATATATCTCCTAGCTTATATGTTTTATTTTCTTTAAAATTAATATTTTTTAATGACATATATTTATCAGTAAACTCAAATTTCCAATCTCCGTTTCTATCTTGAAACCATCCTGTATTTTGTCTAATAGTTTCATTATCAATTCCATTCTCTTGCATTTGTTGAGCTTTATTGTAATTTCTTTCAAGTTCTAAATTTTGAGTATCTGATTTAATTGCATTTAACATTCCTTGTTTTCCAGCAATAGAATATTGTGTTTCTGTATCATTTGTTTCAAAAACACTATTATAAACTTTATCAAATTGATATTTTAAATTTTCTAATGCCTTAGCTTCATCAGTTTTAGAAGTAATCATTTTGTATGCATGTTTAACATAATCATAAATTTTTTGAAAAATATTTTTATTTTTTACAGCAAGGTTTTCTATAAAGTGTTCATCATTAAATAAAAAATCTCCAACCAAATCTGCTGTTAGCTCTTCTTTAATTTGAAATTCATCAGCCAATAAATCTCCATATGAGTCAGTAATATTTTTTATTTTGCTATCATATATTCCTTTAGTTTTCGCATATTCTATAGCTATGTCTTGTAAAGTTTGATATTCTTTAGAATATTCTCCGTTTTCATTTTTTCCATCAAATATATGAGTTGTTTCATGTCCAATTATAGATTGTATTCCGTTATCACTATGAGCATTAATTAAAATATTCCCTGTTGATTTGTCTATTAATCCATTAGCATTTTCATTATAACCTAATTGTTTTAATTGTTCAGGGGATACAAACTTATACTGTTTATTAGTATCAGCAACTAATTTAGAAATTAATTCTATTTTCCTTCTAGTCTTAGTTGTATTATTCATTCCAGCATCAGCCGCACTTTGCAGCAATATATCAACCTTTTCGTTATTTGTTTTAGTCACTTCATATGTGTTGAATTTTTGTTCGTTTTCGTACATACTTTTCATTAAGTATTTATCATTTGATAAATCTATATTTTCGCCTAATATTTGTTTAATTTTATCTGTTGATATATTTCCATCTTCAAAATCAATATCTAATTGCTTTTGAATTTTATCTTTTTCTTGTTTGCTTAGCTCTGTTACATTTAATGTTCCATTTTCATATGCATTTTTAACTTTTTGCATAGTTTCTTTTTTTGCATCATCTGTAATTTCTATACCTAAATTCTTTTTTATATCAAGTTGTTTGTTATATGCATTATCTATTGTACTTTCTTTAGTTTTTTCGCTAATTCTTGTTCCTAATTCATTATCATACACTTTTTGTTCATTTTCAGTTTTAAGATTTTGATTATTTAATTTGTTTAAAGGTATACCTATGGCCTTTAAAACTGCTGTACTCAATATTGTTGTTATAGCAGTATCGCCAAAATCTGAAATAGTATATTTTGCATTAGAATCAACTGTTCCCTTATCTATTAAAGTTCCTAATACATCAGATATTACTTCTTCGCCAACCTCACCTGCAAAATCATATCCTTCTTTGGCTAGGACTTTCCCAACTTTATTTTTTACTTTACTTATTAGTCCTTTTTCAACAATATCATCTAATGCACCTTTCCCAAATATATTAACACCACCAGAAAGCATCTCGGTTCCAATTTCTATCATACCTTTAGTATTTCCTATTTTTACTGCCTTATCTAAGTCTGCACCCTTATCTAGTGCCTCTTGAGTTGCTTGTCCTTTTGCACTAATTCCCATTGTAACTAACCCAATACTCGGATTTTTAGTAATTGCTGTTGCTGCTATTGATGGAACCATATTTCCCGCTACATTTGCAACATTTCCAGCCATTTGTGTAATAGAATTATATTTTTGAGACTCTTCTGAAAGAGATTTTTGTAAATTGTTATAGGGTGTAGATATTTTTTCATCTATATTCTTTATTTTATCTTTAGCATTAGGATTTAAACTGCCTATCATTTGAATTGTTTCATCAATAGCCCCTTTGAAAGGTAATGCTGTATCTAATGCTGATGTAACACTATTATTTACATGGTTTATTATTTTTTCAAAGGGAGTACTATCATTATCTGCAAAAGTATTTATGGCAGATATAAAATTATCTATGGCAGTCTTTGGAAGAGTACTTAATGGGTTAGATATTTTTTGAGTAACTCCTATTATATCTTTTATATTATCTAGAACGCTTTTCTTCTCATCTGCACCTTTTTGTAGTTCATTTTGTATCTCAGTAGTTCCTGCTTTTGCTAAGCCTGTTAATCCTCCTATAATTCCTGTTCCCAAAGATTTAGCTGTATACCCTATGTCATCTAATATAGTTTTTTTATCTTCCTTTTTATTTTCCGAATTTTTATAACTTGATTGTTTGTCTTTATTTTCTTTTTCTTCCTTAAACTTTTGCCAAGAACTAATAGTTTCAGTTTCGGCTGTTTTATCTATACTTTTTGATCTAGAAGAGGAGATGCTTTTTTCATACTCATCCTGCTCTTTCTTCTTTTTAAATTCTGACCAAGACATGATATCACTCCTTACTATAATCCAAATTGATTAAATAAACTTTCTGCTTCTTTTTCTGAAATATGTCCATTTTTAACTTCACCATAAACTAGGTTTTGCATAATTCTTTTTGTAGTATTACTTTTTAAATTTGCAGCAGATAAATTTTTATATAGTTTATTATATGATGAATTGTTCTTATTATTGGTGCTTGAATCAGTATAAGGATTACTTAATTCAGCTGTTTTAGCCTTTGTATATGCTATATCAGCATAAGCTTGTTTCTCTTTTAGTGCCATTTCTCTCTCCCATTGTTGTCTTTCAATTTGCATTTGAGTTTGTTGTTGCTGTAATTGAGCTATCTTTATATTATTTTCTTGTTGTCTTAATCTCAATTCTGCCATTGTTTGTTCATACTCTCTAGTTATTCTATCAATTTCCATTTGTAGTTGTATCTCGCTATTTATTTGGTCTACAACATCTAAATATCTTTGATAATATATATTATTAACTTCTTGTAAAGCTTTTTCTCTTTCTAATATAACATTATTCTTGTATTCAAAAGCTTGTTGATTTAATTGATTTTGTGTCTGTAATGCATTATAAGCAATTTCAGCAAGTTTTTCGTTATTAGCCAATGTTGCTTGTTGAATAGAATTATTATAATTCAATATAGACTGATTTAAAGTTTCTCTTGCAGTTCCAACTCTACTTTGATATTGATTATACATACTAACTATTGAACTTTCACTATATCCAGTATTGCTTAAGCCGCTATTGGCCATGTTTTGAGCATTAGATTTTGTCTGCTTCATATAATCAACATAAGAAGCTTGTTGCTCTCTAGTATAATCTTTTTGTGTTTGTTCTTTTTGTTGGTTTATTTGTTCTATTGAAAAGTCCGTTTGAGCCTGTTGTAATTCGCTTTGTTTCTTTTCATATTCTTTAGTAGCATTAATTTGATCTTGGTAATATTTATCAGAATTGCTTATAATATTATCATAATTACTTTTTATACTAGCTTCTTGTTGCGTTTTTTCATTTTGAACATCTTTAAATCTTTGGTCATCATAATTAATTGAATATCCTCCACTATCATTTTTTACATACCCTGCCATAATTCCTCCTATCTCTTAATATAGCTTCCTATGTAACATTCCAAATAAATTCTTTCCAAAGCAAATGGAACATTTGATGACAACCTTAGTTGAATGTCTTTCCATTTTTTCTTTTTAATTCTAGGAACTATATAATCTTTTGTATTTACAAATGTATCTATTTCTTCAAAATCTTCCTTATCAGTTTTAACTTCTAACTTAACTTTTTCTCCAGTCATATCTATTACACAGCCTCTCTTGTTTGTTGTTTTTTGCATTTGTGGATATCCACATCCATCTAAACAAGTAGTCCAATATGCATCTATTTCAGCATTTTCTTTTGTTAAAGTGTATATAGCAGACTCGTCATTCTCCGATACACTACATAAATATAAAATATTGTTTTTAACAGTTGCTGATTGTATTTTTTGGCTTAATTCCCAATAAAACCACTCATATTCGTTGTGATGTTGATTTGTATATAAACATCTACTATCGGCTAAATAGATTTTATTTTCAATAATTACAAGTAAATATCCTTCCCACTCTTGTAATATCATATCTTTATAATTATTCTCTGTTGTCATTTTAGAATCTACTAAAGTACTTCTATGAGCAATTACTTGTTCTGTTGTTATATCACCAGTTATTCCTTCCATTCCCCTATCAGAAAAGAATACAATATCGTCATTAAAGTTTATTCCTGATGCTACGCAACCTGTTGTAATACTTGAATGTTGACATGGATATACATTAACCAAAACATCATTCAAATGCGTTGGTGATGGTGTATGGTAAAATACTGTTGTATTAGCTTGACTTGGTTCTTTAAATACCCACAAAGCATTATTTCCTGGTACTAATGCCTTTACAGGGCTTAAATCTAAACCTTCATTATAATAATCAGTATCTACTACATAAGTTGGGTCATTTAAACTGCAATGCCATAAAACATTAGGATAATCTTGATTTCCACTAAAAAATACCCTGTCATCAAATACTGCCAACAAAGTACATTTATTAATTCTTTCTCTATATCCTGTTACTTCTTTTTCAAATTGAATTATCACATTATCTTGACCGTCTGTTAATGGTTTTTCAGGAGCTTTTTCAAAAGTAACTGTCCCTGCTCCTGCATTTACAGTAAAACCTTCAGTTACCTCTTGATCATTAACCCAAACTCTAACAATTGAACTCGTAAACATTTCTACGTCACAATCATATAATGTACTTTTTCCATCTGAACAAAAACTGTTTTTACGATATTTACTAAGCATATTTACCCCATCATATATAGTTCCGCCTCCAATAGGCTTTCTTGAAATACTTGTTATTGGTATATATCCTGTAACTTCTGAAATATCGTTTCCATCATACACTAAATAATTTATTCCATCTTTTATATAAAATAAATTTTGATATATAAAGCTTTGACTTCTTCTTGGATTCATTCCAGATTCTTTAAGAGTTTTCATTTCTTTAGTATTCATATTGTAGTCATAAAGAGATACTCCACAATGAATTATCATATGTTCAACCTGACTGATTGTATAAAAAAATAGACCATATATAGTATTTTTTAATTTTAAAAAAACTTCTATATCTGGTCTTGTTTCAATTCCTTTTCCTAATGATTTATAATTCTTCCACATATTTTTAGCATCTGGCGAACGATATAAGCTAACTTCATAATTGGTATAATCTACTCCTCTAAAACTATTATAATTTCTAAGTAGAAGTCCTCCTGCAGCCTCACCTGTTCCAGTTGTACTCATTAAACATCAACTCCCTTGCCAATAGTTATTGTCCCTGATGATTTTCTCGAATCTAATGTTTGTAATAATCTTTGATATTCATTATCCCATATTTGACCGAATTTATTTGAAACATCAGTTTTTAATAAGTCTGCTGCAACTCCAATTTTCATTATTTCTAACGCTTCAATATCAATCTCAAATTTATATGCATCATCTTTAGTATCATTTGTTATTGTTTTTGGATATTTATTATAATAAATAATCGCTGTACCATCTTCATTAAATGTAATAAATTTGTCTTCCTGGTCATAATCTACGCCAACAATTTTTCTTATTTGATAGCAATTCTTATCAATATCAGTCATTTCTATTTCTTGATTTTCAGTAACATCCATAGTATCTTTTGCTGTTATCTTTTTATATCTCATCATCTCATGCATTTTAGTGTTAATAACAGCATTTATTTTATCAGCAATATCAACATCTTTAGTAAGTTCTTTTGCAGTCGCATCATGTTCTTCTATAAACGAAAATACAGCTTCTTTAAATTCTTTTAATGTCATTAATTATTCCCCCTTTGGACTTTTTAATAATTCATATCGTTTTATTGCTTTATCTATTGTGATCATTTTACTTCTTGTTTGTACAAATCCTTCATACATCACATATATAAGCATAGTTCCAATTTCCAAAGGTAATTCTTTTTTTGTATTTTCAATTATATATCTTCCATCTTTTTGTTTTACTTTTAATTCTTTTTCTTTGTATAATATTCCATTCTTTACAATATCTTTTACTCTAATATATGTAGTTGTTTGTCCATCATCATCTTCTAAAGTTTCAGTATCATCACATAATTCTATTTCTTTTCCATCATAATAATATGCTCCATAAAATGTTGTATCTGGAGCAGGTACTACTTTTTCTAATTTATCTAACTTTTTCATAAGTTATTCTCCTTTCGTGATTATTGGAATTGCACCAATATCATTCTTTTACCACGATATAATAAAGAGGAACTCAAGGCCCCTCAATTTTTAATACGCTAATGCAATTTTTGTAGTTGTTGCATTAGAAGTAACAACTACCGTATTATCTTTATTAAAATATTTTGCACTTTCAACTCTTACCACAGCAATTCCTCCTGCTGCTATAGATAATGTCAAATCTTTATCTGTTGCAGCATAACCACCATCAGTTGGAGCTTTTACCACTACAGTTTGTGCTGAACTTCCTGCGTTTTGTGCAACAATAACAATATCTTCTAATTTAGCATCTTTAGGGACACTAAATTTAACACCATCTGCTACTGCTGATGGTGTAACTAGATCTAATGCCTTTGCTTCATTAAAATTACATTTTATGCATTTTCCTTCTACTACTGCCATATTTTATCAATCCTTTCTATTTACAATTATTTTATAATTAGTGAACTTTAATTACATATAGTTCTTTAGGTCTAACTAATTTAGCACCATATACATGTAAGCCTTTAATAACGTCAGAGAATCTTTTTGATGGTCTGCATTTTTCAACTTTTTCAACACCATTAGCAAATGCTATAGCTTTTTTAGTTCTTACCATTTCATAATCATCTGTTTTATCATTGTATAAATTGTTAGACATTCTTAAATAGCAATTATTATATTTTCCTACTGCACCACGTTTAATGTATTCAACGTTGTCTGTGAATAAAGATGCTAGTTTACTTCTTATTGATGTAAGATGTTCAGCATTTAAGTCTGCTGCCAATTCAGCTTTAGATGACACATTATTTTTATATAATTTTATCATAGCATTGTCTATAGATGTTAAAGGTGATGCTTCAGCTGATATGTCTATTGAATTTGATGTCATACTTGCTAAGGCCTCTTTAGCCATTGTTCCTACATAAGCATCAGCATCTTCAGCTAACGCTGTTTTTGCTTCATCAAATTCTGTTTCTAAATAACCTTCTTGAGACTGTGCTCTATCTACATCATCAACCTCAAATGCAAATGCTTTAAATTGGTCAATATCTAGATATTGTGCATTATCTCCTAAATTTTCAATTTCTAAGTCCTTACCTGGTTTATATGTTTGAATTGTAGGTCTTGAAGCTCCTACTATTTTTAATCTAGCTCCGCCTTTAACTTCACCATCATACTTGTAATCACACCAGTTAGCTAGAACTAAATCTTTTTTTAATTCTGTTTGGCAATATTTGCTCCAGAATGTTGGTTTAAAATTTCCTGCCATTATTTATTCCTCCTATCTTTTTATTACCAATGTTTCATAGATTTTCTAATTATATCCATATTTTTTTCTATCTCCTTATCTGTCATTTTGTCATATTCAGCCTCGGAAATAAAAGTTTTTTCTTGTTTTGGATTAGGATTTATCATACTTCCTATTGGTTTTGCTTTTTGTTTAGCTTTGTTATTTTGAGAATACATTTCATATACCTCTTTCATAGAGAATTTACTTCCTGTAAACTTATCAGCAAAATTTTTAAATTCTTTGCTTCTTAGTATCTCTGGCTTTACACCTATACTTGCTAATTCTTTTTCACTATCAAATACTTTCTTACTTGTATTAAGTCTAGCAAAAATTAACTTTTCTCGAGCTGTCATTTTATCAGCACCTTTATTAGCAAGTTTTTTTAACTCTAAGTCAACAGCCTCATATCCGTCTGCAATAATTTCATCTGCAGTATGATTTGCTAGTACTTCTAAATCGCTTTGAGAATATGTAGATTCTCTTTCAGGTATTTTTATACCTTTGTCTTTACATAGTTCTGTAATTCTTGCCAATCCATCATCAAGATTATCAGTTCCAAATCCAGCCTTAATAATATTTTCTATATCAGCTAACTTTTCCTCATATTCTCTTTTAAGATTAGCTTCACTTCTTTTAGAAGTATTTCTTTCTCTTCTTACTCTATCTTCCATCATTTTATTGATTTCTTCTTGAGTAAAAGTTCTAACTTCTTTTTCTGAATCTTCTGTTATTTCTTGTTCAGTGGTTTCAGTATTTACCTCTTCCTGTATTTCTTCTGTAGTTTCAGTTTCTACATTTTCAGTTTCGTTAGTTGTATCTAACATTTCTTTTTCATCTTCCATTTAATTCACCTCATTTTAAGTCTGGTAGACTGTTAATTCCATGATTATTAGTTTATTAAGCTCATAAACATGTTTTGGAGCATTATTTTAAGCATTTGCTTCTTGATTATTTTCTTCTTTTAAATCCTCTTCTGTTTGTTTAATTTTACCTTGTCTAGAAGCATAATCTTCTTTAATTTGATTAATTAATTTTTGTTTCATCATTGTAGTAGCTTGTGAATCTGGATCCATATCATAAAATTGTTGCTGTTGAGCAATCAGCTGTTGACCTTGAGCTTGAATTTCAGCTATTCTTGATTGCTTTTCTAATTCTTTATCAACTCTTTCTAACAGTTTTTGTTTTGGCATTACAGAATCATCATCAAGACATTCTAAATAAAATTTTAATTGTCCTAACATTTGAGGATTAAACATTCCTTTTATAAATAAGTTTTCAATACTTCTTTCCTGTGCATATTTGTCATAAGCAGATTTTGGTGTAACATCTACTTTTACAGTTGCTTGTAGTTCTTTCAAAACTATTCCGTCTATCTTTTCAATCTGTATAGTAGTTTGTCCTGATATTGGGTCTTGAACTTCGTTTTCAACTTCTAGTCCGTCTTCGCTATATGTTTTTAGCATATCTAACTCTATTCTTGCTATGTCTTCAATAGTTTTCTTAATCATTCCCAATTGTTCAACTAATGGCTGTTGAGAAGCTTGTTGAACAGCTAATATAGCTCTACCAGAAGCCTCTTCTGCATCAACATCTCCGCTCGCTGCTTGACTTGCACTCGCAAGTTCTCTTGAGGTTTGGATTAAGTCCTGTTGTAATCTTTCAACATCTGAACTCATTTGGGCAGGATTTATATTTGTAAATGCATCTTGTACATTTTGTACTCCCATCCCACTTACTTTTATAATTCCACCAACTTCATTCAAAGCAGATGGATTCTGAATTTTATCTATATTTACAACTTTCTGTGGATATGCAGTATTTTTAGCAACTAGTGCTCTTCTCATCAATGTTTTATTAACTTCTATTTGGTTGGCAATTAATCCTACTGTAATTTCACCAGTCCCTCTTGCGCTCCCTTGTTTTTCTTCCCATATCATGTGTGTAACTGGATATAAGGATAGTCCTGTATTTTCATTTTCTTTTATGTTACAATACCTTGTTGCAATGGACATATATACATTTTTATTTTCTTTCCATAATTTCCATACAACTGTTACCATATTGTCTTTTTCTTCTTTAGCAGAATCTCCTGCCTCTTCAAACGTTTCTTGATCTCCAAGTATATATTGAATTTCCTGCTTAGATGCTCCATTTTCTTCTGCTAAAACTTTAGCTAAAGAAACAGGCATTCTCTTCTTTAATAATATGTATGGTTGTTTTTGTATGTCTGAATGATTTTCATTTCCAAAGTAAATATCAGTTTTATTTAGAACTTCTATTTCAGGCATATTTTTGTTTTCATTGAAATTAATATATATAGGGCATTCTCCATTAATTGCTGCATTCTTACATATTTGTCTTACCATATAATCCATATATGTAGCTTCCCATATTTTTGCAACTTTTTTATTTAAAAGTTCACAAGTCTTTCTTGCTGTTTCAACAAATTCTGGAATATCAATATTCTCTGCACTATAATGTATTGCCCATAAATTTTGACTTATAGCTCCAACTTTATAATTGATAATAGGTTTTATAAAATTTAATTGTACAGGTTCAATTCCTTTTAGTTTCAATCCAGCCCATTGGTCTCCATTATACATTCTAAAATTTTTATCAGTAGACTCATAAATATTGGTTTGTCTAGCATACATCTGTGCCTGTGAGTATAGATTCCATACGTCTGTTTCTTTTATTTCCTCTAAATCCATAACGTTCCTCCTTATTATTCATTTGGTATATCTTTTTGCCCAGTTGATGTGCCATCATAATTATCAATATTCTCCATCATAGTTGCTATTTGTCTTTGATCTAAATCATTAATTCTTATTTGCTCTTTTATTTCTTTGTGTTCTTTATAATTTTCTATAGGATTTAAGTTTATTTTTCTTCCTAAAGAACTTAAAACTCCAACAAGAAAACTTAAAACACAAAAAGAGCCAGTCATAAAAACTAGCATTATTACATAAATAATATTCATTCTATTTGCTCCTTTTATATTATTTCTATCTTATCTCCAGTTTCATCGTATATTTTTGAATTTTTATCGTCAGAAAACATTTTATAATTCTCATCTATATTTTGATTATTTAATAAAGTATATTTTTGTTGAGGCCTTATATAATGAGCAATAGCTAATCCCATTACTAAATCATCATGGCAACCTTCTTGAGCTTCTGCTTTTCCGTTTGGCATTAACTATAAAATTAATCATTTCCTCTAATGTTTCTCTGTCAGTAATATTTTCTATCATTTCTTTTACAACAGTTTGAAGAATAGCTAACATATGTGGTCTTGTTGCTTTGTTAGTATTTACACCGATTTTTGTTTCAAAAATATTTCTATAATCATCTGGATTTTTATCTCTTATATAAATATTAGGATATTTCATTTCAGCTAACTTTACTGTAGGATATGTACTATAATTTGTTTCAATTCCTTCTAATGCTTCATTATAATACATTCCTAAACAATACATTTGCCTAGTATATTCTATTTCATCTAATTTTTGCTTTAAAACTGCAACTTGTTTTCCTGTAATATTATCTAAAACTTGACCAGTAAAATTATCAGAGCCATCTCCTGCAGTATCTCCTCCTAGTACATAGGGCACTCTTTGTTGTACATCTTCATATATTTTTATAAAGCCATTAATATCATCAATCCACTTGTAAGACATTATCTTTTCATTATATAATTCGTACAAAAAGTATCCTATCTTTATAGGTTCTGTCACTTCTTGAAGTCTTTTTACAAGTTTTTCAGAATTAAAGTAACATTGTCCAGAAGTTAAAAAAGCCTCTTCAGGAGTGCACGGATATTCTTGTTTTATTAATCTTTTGTCAATATACGATTCATATTTCTTGAAATACCAATACAATTGCTCATTATCTAAGCCTTTATCTTTTAGCCATTTTAATCTTTCATATATCCATTCGCTTTTATTCTCTATGTTATCTAGAAAAGATTTTTTTATTTCTTCTGTTTCAAAGTTCATTCTATATTCATAAGTAAGCCACCATTGATAAAAACAATTTATACACGTACTACTATTCCATAATTTTTGAAAATCATTAAAACCATTTGCAGTTGTTTCGTATATTTGTATACAATTTTTTGTTAATGCTTCACCTAGACCTGCTTGAATACTCTGCATTCCACCATTCCAGAATGCACACTCTGAACCATGAAAAAAATTAATTGTTTTTGACCTACCAACATCTTTAGTTGCTGTATCCACGCTCCAATTGCTATTTGTTTTTTCAAAAAGCAACTGTCTTCTGTTGTTATATTTTTCAGTATGTTTTAATTTATCTGGTAATTGATCATATGGAAATTTAGCTTTATTTTGAAAAATTGCTTCAGTATTATCTGCCTTATCTGAAAGAGTATATCCAGAGAAGTTTTTGTTTAATATTGCACACGCTAATTGATAGGCTGTAATTACTGTAGTAAAGCCTTGTTGTCTACCTTTAAGAACATTTAATTTTATGGCTAATATTCTTTTATTATTGTAATCAGCCTTGGCTTGATTTAAAGTAGCTATAAATGTCTTTTGCACTTCATTTAAGAAAAATGGAACTGTGTTTTGTTCTTTATCTACAATAACAAACTCTAACTCCACCAAGTATTCTGGATATTTTATAATTTCTTCTCTAAATTCTTTATTTTCAATTATTTCATTAGCAACTGCTTCTCTAAATCTTTTATCCTCTTCTATTCGTTTATCTGGATTGGCAGATTGCCATTTTTCTTTTCTTTTTTCAATCAAAAAAGTTGGAGTATATTTCATAATACATCTTCCAACTTCAAACTTCCAGAATGTTCTATTTCTTGTTTTTCTTTCCAACCTTCAAAATTATTAGCTAAACTAAATTTTGCGCCATTAACACCGCTTTTATCAAAAAGCTGTTCCTCAGCATACACTTCACATTTTCTTTTCGCACGTGTTATCGTGTCAAAAAACTCCTCTTTTTTACTATAATTTAACAACGATTGCCTACTCATATCTAATGCATCAGCTAAACCTGATATTGTATATGGTCTTACTTGCGTTTTTATAACATTTCCGCTTCTCATCTCTCAATATTTTACCATTTCTATCTCGGGCTGGAACAAAACAACTTTCAAAATATTTGTTTATTTTATATCTCATCATTTCAGCTTTAGTATATTTAGGCGGTCTTCCACCTGTATGTTTTTGTTTCTTCATGTTATCATCTCCCTATTTTATAGTGTTTTGTTTCACTTCTTTTATACTCATTGTATTCCTTTCATTAATATAAAAAATAAAAGGCCCACTAGAAAGGCCTTTGTCGAACAGAAAATCAGGGGAAATTATGAGTATATACAGTTTTATATTTGTACTAACTTTTCTAGCATTGTTAATACAAAAGCTAAGTCTAATATCTACTTTTATGCTAGTAAATTTATTTTGTCTTTATATTTATCATATTTTGACTTACTAATAGTTTAGCATATAAAAAACGGAAAAATCGGAAAAACTATAAATTTTCATCTATAAATTTATCATGTCTTTTTCTAGCTGTATCTTCGTGTTTATATTCCATTATACATTGAATTTGATACCAATTCATTCCATCTATATAGCGATATTCAAATATTTGTCTTATATCACTTTTTTCAATGGTACTTATGTAACTTTCTATGCTTATTTGCATATCTAATAATTTGTCATATCTTTCTTTCAAAATACTTTTTAGTAAATCTAATTTATAAGTTCGTTTATAATCATAACCATAAATATATGCTTTTCCTTTATATCCATTTTGTACTACATCTGCTACCATTTCACTTTGTTTTTCTATTTTATCTATTCTTTTCTTTAGATTTTCAATTTCTTTTTTTAAATCACAATATTGGATTAACTTTTCTTTATTCATTTGTATCGCTCCGCTTCTTTCAATATTTTTATTGTAAATCTATAATGTATTGTGTTGTTACTGTATTTGTAGGTACTTTTATTATTGTTGTTACATCTCCATGTGGATTTGAATTTGCTAAAAATAATTTCTTGTACCATTCTGGATATATGTACTTATGATATTGATAAATAATTCTAGGACTTACTTCATCAGTTTCTTGAATATATACATTGTTAGCTTCTATTTTTTCTGCTTTGAGTCCTTTGTCTGTATTTATGTAAAAATAATAATAATTTTTACTTTCAATATATCCAGTTCCTAACACAAATCTACCATTTACATTTATATTGTCATTTATAGAATATATTTCATATGCTATATCTTCAGTCAAATTTGCATCTTCTTGTTTTATAAACATTCCTGTTATCATTAATATTGGTATGAATATCAATGAAATTAAAAATATTAGACAACCTATAGATGATATCTTTTCATTTTCTCTACAAGCCATCCAAATTCCTATAAAAATCATTATTATAAAAATTAAATATCCCATATTGTTACCTTCTTTCAAATATCTATTTATTACGCATTTTCTTTATTGCAATTGGTTTCACTTGTTCTTTAATTTGATTTGTTATTTCTTCTTTTACTTCCTCTTTTTTTAGTAGTAATTTTGACGTATCTGGTATTATATTTCCTAAACATTCACTTAAATTTATACTTTTAAAAACTTCTTCTAACAATCTTAATTCTGCTATTTTACTTTTTATATCACTTTGCAACTGAGAAATAAATATTTCTTTAGCTATTCTATGCGCCTCATCATTAAAATCAAATGTTGCTGCATCGCTATACCAACTGTCTGTAAAATATATCTTACCGTTGTCTATTATTATATGATTTCTACTTTTTTCTTCATCCAGTTGTATTGCATATTGTAATTTTCCGCTTCTAATTATTATTTTTTCATTGTATTTTCTTTCCATATTCTCTCCTTTTTTTCTTGATATATTTATATATTACGCTCTCCACTCTCGCTAAGGCTTCATGATTGCTTATATATTTTCCATCGTGTCTGTGTTTTATTGTTGATCTTATTATCTTTATTTGCTGATTGTATTCTCTTCTATATATTTCTGCTAACTTGTTTTTACTTAATCCTGCTTTCCATTTTTCTATTATTTCTTTATCTTGCATACCGCACCTCTTGTGTAGTATTTGCATTAATTATTATAATATTTCATATAATCTTCTATAAAATCATCTAATTTATTTGAATACAATCCATCTCGTTTTAATTCTCTTTTAATACTCTTTTTATCGCTTGTTTAAAGATATATAACTCTGCTCCTTTTATTTCTATCTTATCAAAAACACTTTCTAATATTTCTTTTGCATTGTCATTGTTAAGTTCTATTTTAAAGATTTTTTTCATAATCTACATCTTCTTCTCTACTATTTTCTTTCACTTAAAATACCTCGATTTCTTCTATTTTTTCTATGCTAACAGTTTCACAAACCTTTAGATTAAAGAATGTAAATTCTTCTGTTTTATAATCCATTTTTAAATCTATTTCACACATTATTTCTTTTAAGCCGTCAAATATCCATAAAGGTAATTTAATATATTTAGGGTAACTATGATACTTTGAAACATAATCATGTATTCTATTATTAACAATACATTGTAGTTCTGAATACTCAATACTATCTTTAATTGTTTTTTTATTTATTTTTTCTTTCATTCTGTATTATTCCTCTC